GCAGTCCAGAGCCTTAGCCATGTACCGCACACGTCCCAGAAGATTGTCAGCAGAAGTAGAACCCCAGTGGTCAAACAGGTAGTACCGCCCTGTACCCATGGTTGATTCCCAGAAGGGTCTCAGGTCTTCAACCGAAGTGTCTTCCTCTAGGTGCAGAGGTCTGTTCGCGGCCACTGACATGATGCCCAGTGTCGTCCTTGACAAGTCCTCTTCCAGCGCGAGCACACCAATGTTACCTTCGCACCGCTTGAGTAAGTCGTACTCGATCTCACGTATGAATTGAGACTTACCCATGCCGCTGCCGCTGGTGATGGTCACGAGTTCGTATGGACGATGGCCTCTAGTGATGTGATTCAAGCCTTCCCATGGGTAAGGGACTGACTTGACGTTTCTCTTTTCAACTAGGTTTTCCCACGTGTCCGTACCAGCGACGATACCGTCGGGTCTGTAGACCTTGGCGTTCCACCATGCCTGAGTGAAGTCCTTGACCCTGTTAGCCATGAGCATGTCGCCAGCGTCCTTGAGTGGTAGCTTGACGATCTTGAGCTTGTTAGGGCTAAATAGGTCCTTGACTTGATCTACTGCTGCTTCTCCTGCTTTGTCATTGTCAAAACACAGGACGACATTCTCGTAGGACTCTAGCCACTCCAGTTGTTCCTTGACTTCCTTTGCTGCATTGGAAGCACCGGACCGAAGTGAAACCACGTCCCACTGTCTGCCTGACATTTCGTACACTGCTAGTGCGTCTAGTTCACCTTCAGTGATGGTGATGTACTTGTTTGTTTTACATTGGTGTTGACCAAAGAACCCAACTCCGGTTACGTCACCGCTAGTGTGGAAGTTCTTGGTCTTCACCTCACGTACTTTAGCTGAGGCCACTTCACCTGTGTCTAGGTTGTAGTACGGGTAGTAGTGCCTCACGATGTCGCCTGTGGTTGAGTACTCCACAGTCACACCGAACCTACCACAAGTGTCCTGCGATAGTCGTCTCTGTGGTATCGCTGCTATTACTCCGAACATGTTCAGAGGTTTAGCAGTTGATATTTTTGTTACTGCTTGTGTAGTCATACCTGTTAGGCCGTTGTAGTGGTAGTTACAACCAGCGCTGAAACAATGTGCGCCTTGGTCGTCGTAGATGGCAAGGGAGTCCGAAGAATTACACTTCGGACAACCCTCATGTCTAATGAATTTAGCCATCTCTAGAAGTCCGAAGAGTCACCTTCGGTCATCTCTGCTTCCTCCAAGACCTTCACAGCTTCAAGGTAGGTTGCGACACCGTGTACAGGATGAGGCTGCCCCAGTTTGAACTTCAGGCGCACCTTAGAGTTATAAGGTACTTCCCCGTTGTACGGGTTACCCTCAGCGTCAAACCGCTTGATAGCGTACTTAGACTTGAATTTACGCTGCTTGTTGCCTTGGTAGTCCTTTATCTTCACACCTTGTGCTGCCAGTGTTGAAGCGTCGTCTTCGGACATAGTAATGGTCATTGAAAATGCTCCAGTGTCCTGACCGTTGAACACGTCGTGCTGAGTCAGGTTGCTAAAGTTTACAATGCCTTCGATAGTAGTAGCTGCTGCTGCCATAGGGAATAATCTCCGTTGTTTGCTTTTGTTTTGACCAATGATTCTCACTGGCCATGCTAATAGTATACCACAGTTTTGGATGCCGTGTCACCTCCTTACTAAACTTTATTTTACTACTGTAGTAACTACAGGAGTACTTCTGTAGTAACTACAGTAGTAACTACTACTGTTTACTTCTTTAGTTAATTACTTAAGTAGTAACCTAAGTACTACTTTAGTAGAGGGTATCATAATCTACCGTCGGTGTCAAGAGGGTTGCCCCAATTTCTTCAAAAAAATTATCGTCCTCTAGTTCACAGGCGTACACACTGTGTAAACAGATACCACACAAGTCGTAGAAGTCACCTCTGGCGTCCTTACGTGTCAACTCTGAGTCTTCCAAAATTTTATTACAGGCTTTGCATCTCATGATCTAGATCTCCTCAAATTCTTTATGTATTTTATCAGTGTCCACTATCAAACTGTAGAAAAGTATGTAGGTCAGTATGGGTAACCATAGTGGTACTGTAAGTAAAACTGCCGCTGCTTTCTTAATTTTGTTCATGATTCTTCCTTGTTGTATTCTTGTGTTACTTCGTCTGAGTAGACGTAGTAGAACCTGTCTCTGTGCAACTGTAGCAACTGAGTAGGAATCATACGTCTGTACTTGTCCCGTAGTAAGTCCTTCAGTACAAACTGGACGTCACCGAAGTGTAGATTGTGTATCTCGTCTAGTGCCAGATTGTCAGCCATGTGTTCTACTGCTTCCTTGCTAACGTACCCTTCGTCCTGAATTGTTAGGTCTAGGTTTTCTACTGCCATCTTGTGTTTACTCCCTTTCCATTAAACATGCCCAAGAATAGCTTACTTCCTCACTCACTGCAAGCACTTGGTCTATCTTTTGTGCAATCACTTGACATTCGTACTGTGCGTCACTGGACGTCCTCTGCTTCACCACACGGGCAAAGGCTGCCAGTGAGCCAGTCCAGTACCACTCAGTCATCATGGACTGCGGCAGGACCATACGGGCTTGCTCTGGTGCTACACCACAAGCAATCATGTTGTGATAGATTGCTTTAGCTTTCTCTATCAAGTCCCAGTATTTTATGTCAAATCTTTCTTCGTCTCTGCCTTCAAATGTTTCATCAAGTGAACCTTGTTTCTTATCTGGCGCACGTTTACGCCATGCTTCCGGTGCATGAAACTCCGGCACAACGTCTACGTACCTACGGCTAATTTCGTTCCACACTAAGCCCACCTGATGCTTCACAAGCTGCCTAGCGACAAACACTGGTGCTTTGATCCTAAATTGAACCTGTACGTGTCCGAAGGGTGTCCAGTGGTTGTGCTTTGCTAGATACTTAATTAGCTTTTTGTCTCTACTACCGAACTCCTCTGACTCACCAGCGAATGACACTCTGGCAGCATTGACTACCGTTAGGTCTGACCCCATGATGTCTAATAATTCTACATTCATACTACATAACTCCTATTGGCTGACTGGTGATGCCTAGATTAACGTAAAGCAAGACCAGCATAAAGCCCCAGAGTACACAGGCAGTCCAGAATACCTTGTCAAACTCGTCTTCCGTGACGTTACCTTCGGCAATGTCTGTGAATATGTCACATAATGCTCTGTAGAGTCTCTTGAATATGTTCATACGTTTACAAACTCCTGTCTGATAGTTAGTTCAACACAAACCTCACCGTCAGGGTGACACCTGTACAGCTCGATAAGCTTGTCCCTAAGCTGTAGCATTTCTGTAAGCTGTATGGACTCGATTTCTTCGGACTCGTAGTCTCTGTAAGCAGTAACACAGGCCAGTACAAACTTTTTATGTTTCTTGACTACGTTGTCCACTACTTTATGTGACCACCAGTAGGCCTCTAGTACATAGTCTGCCTCAGTGTCAATTTTTATAGCCATGCTGGTGCACTCCTTTTTGTCCATCTCATGTCGATCTCACTCCTTCTTGCTTTGTAATAATTACGGTAAGCCTGCACTGTGTCCTCTGTCTTGCACTCGTCATAGATGCACTGAGGCGGTGCTGTGAATGGTAAGTCAGGCAGTGCTGCTGGTACTGCTTTTAGGTACTGTAGCTTCTCACGTTGTGTCTTGTGGATCTTACCGTATCTGTAACGGTACTCCGCAAGTAATGCCTCTAGATGCTCTAAGCCCCATTTGTAGGCAATCTGAGACGATCTGAGCCACTTTGTGCTAGGGTGGTTAGCGTGGGTAGGCTTGTACACAAAAGGCGCTTGTGGCGTCTCTGTGAGCCTGTGAGCAGTACTCAGCATTTGTGCAGTCTCTAGGATCATCTTAACTACATGCTTGTCGCACTGGTGTTGCGCTGCAAACTGTGGATTGTCGCTAGTATAGAAAAGGTTCATACGGTTCCCTCTGTTTTAATAATGATTTCAGGGCCATTGCTATTCGTTATCTTGTCCCCTGCTTTGACATAGTAACCGCCATGGGCTGCCTGTTCAATAGCTGAGTAGGCATTAGTTGCTTTAAACGTGCCCCTGTTAGTCCAGCTTAGGCCACCTTTAGGCAACCATTCTGCTTTAGGGACACTTTCCCAAATGGTGTACCGTTTTGTCTTGTCAGTGTACAAAAAACCTAGGCTCATTTTTTAGTATCTCCTCTAGTTGTTCGTGATGGTCTAGCAGTAGACCGTAGCCGTCAATGATAACCATAGCATGACGGTCTAAGTCAAGCAAGATGCCCTCTAGAAATGCCACAGCTTCTCTGTGCTGTGCCAGTGTAAACTCCCTACCCTCTACTTCGATCATGCAAAAAGTCCTCCTCTGCTATCATTCGTTCCCTCTGTGCAGTGTTTAGTACGTCCAGAGCACACAACAGGACGTCGTTGTCATCTTCCGACAAGCTAGGCTCTGTCTCTTTAAACTCTAGTAGTAGCATAAATAGGTCCAGTACTTCGACCCTTGTTAGCCGTGGTTTTTTCATTGTTTAGACTCCCGTTAGTAACACTATTAGACCAGACATTAAAAATATGGCCGCAAAGCACACTACGGCCTCGCCTATTTTTTCGTAGATATTGTCATCATCGTTCATCTTTTGTCTCCCTCTTAGTATGAGCCAAGCAGCTCTATGGTGTACCATTCAGCGTCGGCAGTGTAACCTACGCCTTCCTTCATTAGGTCCACCAGAAGCCTTGTGAATGTCTCAAGGTCTGGACACTCTATCCTGTACAATGTGCCGTTGTTTGTCATACTGTCGCCTCCTTATCAATAAGTCTATTTGTTTCTTCAATCAGGCTTTGGAGGTACTGGACCTCGCACAGATATTCGTCCTCTATGTCTGGAATATAAACAACACGCCAAGCGTTTGTTGCTTGTTGTACGTATTTTCCTTTAGCGAGTTTAGCCCACTGGTTTCTCAGGTTGTTTAGTTCGCTCATGTTATACTTCCTCCACTAGTTTATAGACTATTTCTACGTCACGGACATCGCCTAAAAGGTTTTCAAAGTCAGCTCTACCGAAATACTGCTCACCAATTTCGCCAATGTGCCATAAACCTTCACCGTATTGACCGTTTAACCATTCGCAGAGATTATCTACAAAAGCTTCGTCATCGTCCATTATTCCGGTGTAGTCACCATTGACCAGCGCTGGCAATGCAAACGATGGTACTTTGTAGGTGTCGGCTTCAAATACTATATTCATGCTACGCTATCTCCTTATTGTCTAACATCACGACACCTTTTCGAGTGCATACGTCAGCACCTAATGCACGCAGGCGGCTCATTGTGGTACGTGTAGGCCAGTCTTTTAGTGTTTCCGTGTCTACCTGTACCTCATCACCAAAGCGCCACACTCGCGCAATGTGGTGTCCGTGTAGAAATACCTCAGACATACCGTTATTGTGGGACGTTACCATTGTGTTGCCGTTGCTCCAGTTGTCACCGTTGACAATGGCTCTATTCATCTCTAGTTCAATTTTTCTCATCTTGTGTTACTCCTGTTCCAGTTCATTTAAGGTATCTAAGGCTAACTCTAGCGCCTCCTGTTCTGTCTCTATACCGTAGCATGTAAAACAATGATAATCTACCCATTGACCACCAATAGGCACCTGAAGGTTAAAAGTTGCGCTATTGTTCCATTCAATGCGTATATGTTCACCGTTGTGTTCTAGTTCCCAATGCGTCATCTTGTGTCGTTCCTTATGTAGTTAATCGATGTAGTAACTCTAGCAGACTGAGCGACCATTGCAAGCACCTAACATAACTATTTGCTACAGTGATGAACCATTATATAAATTTGTGATGGTCTTGTGTTGTGCCTTGTGTTATGCTAGTCGCTCTGAGGGCCCTACACTAGTTCACACACTTGTGCAACCTGTTTTTCTCTTAAGCAACAACCATGCCAACAACTAAAGTGGCACACTAGTTGCAACACCTGCAAAACCCGTGCCAACTTTAGACATGGCACACTAGTTGCACCCATGCAAAACCCATGCCAACTCTGGACCTGGCACAGATGTTGCAACACAAGCAAAACCCGTGCCAACTCTGCGCCCTAGCAAGACCCATGCCAACTTTTGGTTATGCAAAAGTCGTGCCAATGTTAGACCGGGGGAGGGGGTTGACCCATGATTATAATTGTAGTAGCTACTCAGGCACAAAATAGGTGAAAATTAGGAATATTACACCATGTTTTAACAACTGTAAGTCATTGATTCAACACGTGGTTGTTACTCGTGCCGCCCAAAGGCAAAAATAGCTTGACTTATGTGAAGACTTGTGTTATACTATAGTTGTAATTAGGGACAATTTGTGTTATGACCACTGAATTAAAAAAAAGAGGTCGTGGCAGACCCCGGAAGTCAGAAGTAGCCGCTGTAAAACCCGGTAACAAGGGTAAAGTAGGCAGACCAAAGGGTGACGCTGCTATAATCAACGAGTACAAAGCTCGTATGTTGGCTTCACCTAAGTCAAAAAAGGTCCTTGAGACTATTTTTGATGCTGCACTGGACAACGACCATAAGAATCAGGCTTCTGCTTGGAAGCTAATTATGGACCGTATGCTACCAGTAGGTGCATTTGAGAAGGAAGTAGTGAAGGACGGTAGTAGAAACGCCATACAGATCAACATAACAGGTGTTGGTTCTGTAGACGTAAGCGACCCTAGTGACGTGATTGAAGGAGAAGTAGTAGATGAATCTTGAGTTCTTTACACTGGAAGAGTTCAACTGCAGAGTCACTGGTGAAAACAAGATGGAACCTGAGTTCCTACAGAAACTTGATCGTTTACGTGGTGAGTGTGGGTTCCCGTTTGTCATAACGAGTGGTTATAGACACCCCATTGAACATCCTATTGAAGCTGCCAAGGAAGTTCCGGGGACCCATGCTCAGGGCATTGCTGCAGACATCCAAGTCAGCTTTGGCGGCCATCGCTTCATCATTGTACAAAAGGCACTTGAGCTTGGCTTCAAGGGCGTAGGCATAGCAAAAACATTTGTGCACGTGGACACACGAGGAACAACTCCTGTGATGTGGTTGTACTAATGCTTTACACCAAGAATAAAAATCTGACTGACACCAGTACACAAACCATTGTTACTGTCCCTGATGGTCACGTAGCTCACTGGAACTTAGTCTTTGTTGCTAACTTACACAACTCTACTAACTCCATTACTTTATTTGTGGACAAACCTAGTCCAACTCCTGATGTCTATATCTACAATGGCACTAACATAAGTTCCAAAGAAAACTTAATGATCGACGGTCAAGCAGTGTTTGTACTACAGCCCGGTGACATCATCAAAGCGTCCACAAGTGGTGCAGGTAATGTCGAAGTAGTAGTAACTTTTGACCTGCTTCCAGCACCAACAGTGTTTAACAACTTTAATGGATCTTGACATCCAGTTACTGCCTTGGCAGCAGGAAGTGTGGGCTGACGACACTAGATTTAAGATAGTAGCAGCAGGTAGACGTACAGGTAAATCAAGGCTTGCTGCTTGGCTGCTAATTGTGAACGCTTTGCAGGCCGAAAGAGGCCATGTGTTCTACGTAGCGCCAACACAGGGTCAGGCCAGAGACATCATGTGGCAGACTCTGCTAGAGCTGGGTCACCCTGTAATCTCAGGTAGTCATATTAACAACCTGCAGATTAAGTTAATCAACGGGGCCACCATTAGCCTCAAAGGTGCCGACAGACCAGAGACTATGCGTGGTGTGTCACTGAAGTTCCTAGTGTTGGACGAGTACGCAGACATGAAGCCTGACGTATTTGAGCAGATCCTAAGACCTGCACTGGCTGACCAAAAAGGTTGTGCTATGTTCATAGGTACGCCTATGGGTCGCAACCACTTCTACGAACTGTACAAGTACGCTGAACTAGGAGACGACAAGACTTACAAAGCATGGCACTTTACTTCCTATGACAACCCAATACTTGACCCCGAAGAAATTAACACTGCTAAAAAGTCTATGTCTAGCTATGCGTTTCGTCAGGAGTTTATGGCGTCGTTTGAAGCTCGTGGGTCAGAAATGTTTAAAGAGGACTGGGTAAAGTTTGACGACGAGGGTTCTGGCGAAGGAGACTACTACATAGCTGTTGACTTGGCAGGTTTTGAAGAAGTCAACAAGAAACGAACTAAGAACACTAAGCTTGACGAGACAGCTATAGCAGTAGTAAAAGTTAATCCTAATGGCTGGTACGTGGAAAACATTATATACGGTCGTTGGAGTTTAGACGAAACTGCAGCTAAAATATTTCAGGCTGTCAGGGACTACAAACCAGTAAGTGTGGGTATCGAAAGAGGCATAGCAAAGCAAGCAGTAATGTCTCCTCTAACGGACCTACAGAAGCGTTACGGGACGTTCTTTAGAGTTGAAGAGCTAACCCACGGTAACAAGAAAAAGACTGACAGGGTAATGTGGGCGTTACAGGGCAGGTTTGAGAATGGCTTTGTGACACTCAATAGAGGCGAGTGGAACTCTAGGTTCTTAGACCAACTGTTTCAATTCCCTGATCCACTAACTCACGACGACTTGGTTGATGCTTTAGCTTACGTAGATCAACTAGCAAACGTAGCGTATAACTATGACTACGAAATCGACGAACATGAAATTTTAGACGTAGTAGCAGGATACTAATATGAGTGAAATATTTGAGCAGGACCCTTTGTTGATAGAGGAATCTATTGAAGACTGGGTAATCACCAAGTGTGAAGACTGGCGTGACCATTACGAGTCAAACTATGAGGCACGTTTTGACGAGTACTACAGACTCTGGCGTGGTATCTGGGACCCTGCAGACTCCGACAGAGCTTCAGAAAGATCCAGAATTATATCACCTGCGTTGCAGCAAGCAGTAGAGTCTAATGTTGCTGAGATGGAAGAAGCCACCTTTGGACGTGGCAAGTGGTTTGACGTAAGTGACAACATGGGTGATTCCCAAAAGCAGGACGTGTTGTTCCTACGTAATAAACTCACGGAAGACTTTGAGGACTGCAAGGTTCGTAAAGCAGTAGCAGAGTGTCTCATCAATGCAGCCGTGTTTGGCGTAGGTATTGGTGAGGTTGTTATTGAGGAAATGAAAGAGATGGTCCCGGCTACACAGCCCATCATGGGTGGTGACTTACAGGCAGTCGGTGTTAACATCATGGAGCGAGTCAAAGTTAAACTCAAGCCCGTGATGCCTCAGAACTTCCTAATTGACCCTGTAGCCACCAGCATTGAAGAAGCCATGGGTGTAGCCATTGACGAGTTCGTGAGCTTACATCAGGTAGAGCTGCTGCAGGAACAGGGCGTGTACAGGGACGTGTACGTAGGTACGGCTGCTCCGGACTCTGACTTAGAGCCTGACCAAGACATTACAGTCTTTAGTGACGACAAAGTTCGTCTGACGAAGTACTACGGCTTAGTGCCACGAGAACTACTAGAGAACGCTACAAAAGAAGAAGACGAAGAAGAAACAGAAGTAGTAGAACTTGCGGAAAGCAAGCCTAACTCTAAGTACGTAGAAGCAGTAGTTGTGATTGCCAATGGTGGAGTCCTGTTAAAAGCAGAGGCTAACCCTTACATGATGCAGGACAGACCTGTAGTTGCTTTCCCGTGGGACGTAGTACCCGGAAGGTTCTGGGGTCGTGGCGTGTGTGAAAAAGGTTACAACTCACAGAAAGCTCTTGACACTGAGTTACGAGCTAGGATTGACGCCCTGAGCCTCACGATTCACCCAATGCTGGCTATTGACGCCACGAGGCTACCACGTGGTGCTAAACCAGAAGTACGTCCGGGTAAGATGATTCTAACCAACGGAGATCCTCGTGAAGTACTACAGCCTTTTAATTTTGGACAAGTTAGCCAGATCACGTTTGCTCAAGCGAGTGCTTTACAGCAGATGGTACAACAAGCTACTGGTGCCGTGGACTCTGCTGGTATTGCGGGTTCAGTCAATGGAGAAGCAACGGCTGCTGGTATTAGCATGTCTCTTGGTGCTATCATTAAGCGCCATAAGCGTACACTGATTAACTTCCAGCAGTCCTTCCTGATACCTTTTGTCAAGAAGGCAGCCTATCGTTACATGCAGTTTGACCCTGAGAACTACCCAGTGGCTGACTACAAGTTCAACGCTACTAGCAGCCTAGGTATCATCGCAAGGGAATACGAAGTCACACAGCTTGTACAACTACTACAGACTATGCAGAAAGACTCACCGTTGTACAATACGCTAATTCAGTCCATCATAGACAACATGAACTTGTCTAATCGTGAAGAACTTATTGCAGCAATGCAACAAGCGATGCAGCCTAACCCAGAAGCACAGCAGATGGCACAGGCAGCACAACAGGCGCAGATTGAGTTCCAGCAGTCACAAACAGCAGCACTAGGTGCACAGGCTCAAGAGTCTGCCGCTAGAGCTTCTAAGTTGGCTGCAGAAGCACAGGCTGTACCTATGGAGCTAGAGATTGACCGTATCAACGCAATCACTAGGAACCTCCGTGAAGGGGACGCAGAAGACAAAGAGTTTGAACGCCGTATGCGTGTTGCAGACACTCTTCTGAAAGAACGACAAATTAAAGGTAAAGAAAATGTTGACAGACAAAGAACTCCAAGTTCTCCTGAGCCAAGTAGACAGGTTTCTCCAACCCCGTTGGGCGCAGTTAGAGGACTTGAAACGCCAAATAGAGGAAATCAATAATGCCAAGGGAGAAAGACCCACGACTGGAAAGAGCAGGAGTAAGCGGCTACAACAAGCCGAAGAGGACTCCTAATCACCCTACTAAGTCGCACGTAGTAGTTGCCAAAGAAGGCGACCAAGTTAAGACTATTAGGTTTGGACAGCAGGGAGTCAGTGGTGCGGGTAAAGCCCCTAAGTCTGAGAAAGAAAAAGCCAGACGCAAGTCATTTAAAGCTCGTCATGCAAAGAATATTGCAAAAGGTAAAATGTCAGCAGCGTACTGGGCAAACAAGGAGAAGTGGTAGTGGCAGGTCTATATGAGAATATCCACGCTAAACGCAAACGTATTGCCGCAGGTAGCAAGGAGAAGATGCGTAAACCGGGTTCCAAAGGTGCACCCACCGCAAAAGCTTTCAAACAAGCAGCCAAAACAACCAAAAAGAGGAAAAAGTGATGCCTAAAGTCGGAGGAGTGAAGTATCCTTACACAAAAGAAGGGAAAGCAGCAGCTAAGAAAGCAGCTAAAAAGAAGAAAAAGCCTATGAAAAAAGGCTACTAAATAACACTTGACTTTTAACTAAAAATATGCTATACTATAACTGTAGTATAAACTAAAGGAAACTTATGAAGCCTGAGCTTGAAACTTACTTTAACAACTACAACGAACTCTTCAATTCCGAAGGTTTCAAACAACTCATTCAAGAGCTTTCCAATAATGCAGTAACTTTAGCTGACATTCAGACAGTTAAAGATACTGAAGACTTCTTCTTTAGGAAGGGCCAAGTTGCAGCTTTAGCTTCCGTAATTAACTTACAGGGAACTATTGAAGCAGCTAGAGACCAAGCAGAAGAGGAAGAAGAAGTAGATGATTAAAGTATACGACTTTCGTTGTGACAACGGACACGTATATGAACAGTTCGTAGACTCTAGCACCAAAATAAGTAGGTGCAAGTGTGGTGCTAGTGCTACAAAAATGCTATCTGCCCCGGCTTTTATACTTGATGGACACACTGGGGACTTCCCCGGTAGACACATGAAGTGGGTAAAAGAACACGAAAAAGCAGGTAGACCAAACTCATCTCCATAATGACTAAGTTCACGGAGTTTAATTATGTCTAAAGCGACGATGGTTGATTTGCAACCTGAAGAGGCAAATGCAGAAGAAACCATAGAAAACGAAGAACAAGAGATTCAACACGAAGTTGAGCAACCTCAAGTAGAAGAACCTACAGTACCAGAGAAGTACCAAGGCAAGTCCTTAGAAGAAGTAGTACAGATGCACCAAGAAGCTGAGAAGCTTTTAGGTCGTCAGTCCTCTGAAGTAGGAGAACTTCGTAGGGTTGTAGATGACTATATTTCTAGTCAGACGCAGCCAACAGCACCTCAACAATACGTTGAGCCTGAAGACGATATAGATTACTTTACAGACCCTCAAGCAGCAGTTAATCGTGCTATTGAGAATCATCCTAAGATCAGAGAAGCTCAAGAGTACTCTGCTCAGTACAAAAAACAATCATCTCTGGCAACGCTTAATAACAAGCACCCAGACATGCAGGAGATCCTTAAGGACCCTAAGTTTGCTGAGTGGATACAAGCTTCAAAGATCAGGACGAAGTTGTTTGTAGACGCTGACCAGCGATACGATGCGGAAGCTGCTGACGAACTGTTTTCACTCTGGAAGGAGCGTAAGGCAGTAGCACAGCAGACAGTGCAAGTTGAAAAGCAAGCACGTAAGCAGCAAATCAAGGCAGCTAATACAGGCAACACACGAGGCAGTGCTGAAGGGAGTCGTAGGAAAGTGTATCGTAGGGCCGACATTATTAAACTAATGAGAACAGACCCTGAGCGTTACCAAGCTTTATCTGAGGAAATCTTAAGAGCTTATAGCGAGGGTCGAGTCAAATAATCTAAAGGAGATTAAGACTAATGGCTACTGCTACATATCCCGGAGCAGCGGGTAATACTGCAAAAACGGAAGCAGCAACGTTTATTCCAGAAATCTGGAGTGACGAGATTATCGCTGCTTACCAAAAGAACCTGAAGATGGCACCTCTTGTCAAGAAGCTCGCTATGAGTGGCAAGAAGGGCGACAAGCTTCACATCCCTAAGCCTGTACGTGGCGACGCAAATGCTAAGGCTGCTGACACTGCAGTTACTA